TTCTTGTTTTTCTATATCAGCTTCATATTCTGTTACTGGTTTAATCTCTGCATCAATGTTTTCATTTTCAAACATTTTCATTAATACTTTTCTAGTTAAATCTATAAAATCTTGTCTTTCTAACATGGTAGGTTCTTTACCATTGTTTTCTAATTTGTATCTTTCTTCAAACGCATGTATTTCTTTAATCATGTAACTTTTAGCTTTTGCTTTAGCTAATGCACCATTTTCTTTTAGTTGACCCATCTGGTTTGTAAATATACCTGCAACTGCATTTACGTTAGACGTAATACCTGCTGAGTATATAGAGTCAGTAGTATGAATAGGTTTCTTGCCTTTGTCTTTTTCTGATTCGTATGCTTTGTAATATGTAAGAGCCGCACCCCATTGGTCAGACGCTATGTTTTGTTGTACTAAGACATCTAAGACATCTTTTTGACTTTCATACTTTCCTGCATAAATATCTGCTACTATAGTGTCAAACGCTTGTGGGTCAGTATTAACAAATCTATCTTTTTTAACTGCTTCCGCCCAAGCATTTAAGTATGATTGTTCACCGTATGTAGCTAATTTTTCTCTTATTTCTAGTTGTTCTTCATAAGTACGTTTTCTTGTATAAGTGCCACCATCTTCATCAGTAAATTCAACATCACTATTAAGTTGTGAAAATAAATCTTTTACTTCTTCTTTTTCTTTAAATTCTTTATCTTGCCTATCTTGTATTTCTAAAGCTCTTCTTCTTTTGTCTAACTTTTCTTTTAATAATAATACTTTATCATTTTTTCTGTCTGTAATTCTACCACGTGGTTGACCATCAGCACCTACACCTAAATCCATATTAAGTAATATATCAGCTCTATCTAAATCTTCTAATGATTTAGCTTCTATAATAGTTGATTCTATTTCTTTTAATAATACAGATTGTTTTTCATCATTAGTATAAAGAGTGTTAGGTTTGTCACTACCATCAGTATTAGGAACTTGCATAGACAAGTTATCCCAAGTCTCTACTAATTTTTCTTTTAATTGACTTGTAGGAATAGAAGATATAATTGTTCTACCTTCTTCTATTTTTTTCTCAGAAGCATAGACACTTCTTTTTTCTGCATCTTTTATTGCTTCCTCTGCTTTGTATTGATTAAATGCAGACGCAAAACCTGTAGTAAATGAGTTATCTGCTTCATTAAAATTTGGTAAATATTGTTCGTAAAATTTTTCTAAAGTTTGTTCTGGGTTTTTAAAATCATAATTA